ACAAGTACGAAAATTAAGAGCGTAAAGGAGAACAAAATGACAGAACCAACTTTATCAAGCCAATTGCTTGGCTTAGTGGCAATCTTTATCGTGGTATTCATCCTGTTGCTACTGACTGGTAAAAATGAAAAATCGGATGAACAAAATGTAGTAGTCATCATTGAAAAAACAGAAGATTTCGGAGAAGTTGCCCGAAGAAACTTGAAAAACTGTGATAGAGGATTCACTTATGATTCCCAACCACCTGTCGGACTTCCTTCATCGATTGAGGACGTACCACAAGTTTTTAGAGCATGCATCGAAGATTATGACAGACTGGCTCGTGATTATCATGAAGAAGCGAGAAATAATGATCTTCTAAGAAGTCAAAATGCAGGCCTCTTAGAAGAAAATGGGCGTTTGCTTTATCAGGAAATGACTTTGGATTTCCGTAAGAATCCAAGAAAATGGAGGGCAAAGACATGACTGTTAGCCGTGACATGAGCGAGATGGAAATCCGTGTGTTAAATATGATCATGAATTGCGCTACTTTCGATTTGCCCATTCAAGCAAGTGAAATTCGCTTAGAAACCGGACTTTCGAAGCGTAAGCTGGAAGAGATTATCGAAAGCTTGCGTGTGAATTTTAGGCATCCTATCGTAGCTAAGAAGATGAAGCCAAACGGATACTACTTGCCACGAAGCGAGGAGGAGCGACAAGCTGGGCTTGCACCTTATCGCAGACAAATTTTGACCGAGCAAAAGAACCTTGCTGCGGTTATGAATGTTGATTTGGATAAGTATTGGGAGGATAGCGCATGAGTGAAGATTTTAGAATATTACCTCATGATTTAGTTGCTGAGCAGTCGGTTCTGGGCGCTGTCTTTATCTCCCCCGACTCAATTATCACTCTAGCAGATGACTTGACTCCTGATGATTTTTACAAACCTGCTAACAAGATTGTATTTAAGACCATGTTGTCATTGCTTGAAAAAGGTGAGCCAATCGATGCTACGACTATGGGCTCTGCCCTCACGAATCAAGGAGATATTTCAAAAATAGGGGGCATCACATACATTGTCGAGTTGGTGAACTCAACTCCGACTTCAAAAAATGTAGAGCACTACGCAAAGCTTGTGAAAGAAAAGGCTACGCTCCGAAGGATGATAGCAGGCCTATCTGACTCCCTTTCGAGTGCTTATCAGGGCGATGTGTCCATCGATGACATCATAGCAAAGACTGAAAAGTCTATGCTTGACATCAGCAATCAGAATACGGGTACTGGATTTCGTAATGTGGCTGATATCCTTGATACACACATGCAGATGGTCGAGACCAGATCGCAGACAGATGGAGTTGTTACAGGTCTATCTACTGGATTCGTTGGACTGGACAAGATTACGACTGGTCTTCATGAGGATAATCTTATCATCCTTGCTGCTCGTCCTGCAATGGGGAAGACGGCGCTAGCTCTGAATATCGCTCAGTACATCGCTGTAAAAGAGAAAAAGCCTGTGGCTATTTTCTCGCTTGAGATGGGAGCGGAAAGCTTGATTGAGCGGATGTTAGCAGCTGAGGGTATGGTAGAAGGGTATCATCTAAAAACTGGGAATCTGAGCGTTGAGGAATGGAGCAGACTAGTGCATGCACAAGGAAATCTTTATGACGCACCTATTTTTGTCGATGATACGGCTGGCATTCGCATCTCTGAGATACGGTCAAAGGCTCGAAAGCTTGCTCGGGAGATGGGAGGTCTTGGAGTCATTATCATTGACTACTTGCAACTGATCACTGGCTCAAAAGGTGAGAATCGTCAGCAGGTGGTTTCTGAGATTTCGAGGGAATTGAAGATACTAGCTAAGGATTTGAAAGTACCAGTCATTGCCCTGTCACAGTTAAGTCGGGCAGTTGAGCAGAGACAAGATAAACGCCCGATGCTAGCAGATTTACGAGAGTCTGGCTCGATTGAGCAAGATGCTGATATCGTAGCATTCTTGTATCGTGAGGCCTATTACCAGAAAGAGCAAGCAGACAGTCAAGAAGCGAATAACGTGACGGAGCTGATCCTGGAGAAGAATCGGCATGGGAGTCTTGGGACAGTGAAGTTGTATTTTCACAAAGAGTACACAAAATTTTCAAGTGTGGAGGAGGTATAGCCATGATTAAAAAAAGCGAAGTCACTGGATTCTTATCGTTTTTCAAATTTCCAAAGCCATTTATCTATGATGAAAAATATAAGACATTGAGCAATAACGCTAAAATGCTCTATATGCTTCTTTTTGATAGGTTAGAACTATCTTTAAAAAATGGCTGGCATGATAAAGAAGGGAACGTCTTCCAATATTACACAAATGAACAGTTGATGATTGACTTAAATTGTAATAGCAACAAGACGATTATCAAAATCAAAAAGGAATTGAAAGATGCTGGTCTAATGACGGAAGTCAGACAAGGGATGAACTTACCAAACCGTATTTATCTTGATGCTCTTAACGGAAGTGTAGAAAGTACATTTCAGGAAGTGCAAAAAGTACACCTTGGAAGTGTAGAAAATACACTTTCGGAAGTGCAAAAAGTACACACAATCAAGACTGAGAATACTAAGACTGAGAATAACAATAATAAATTGTTGATTTGTAAAGAAGTTATTTCTTATCTCAATTTGAAAGCTAAGAAAAATTTTAAGATTGATACTGCTAGTCATCAAAAATTTATCAAGGCAAGGCTAAAAGAGGGTTATGTCCTTGAAGATTTTAAAAAGGTTGTGGACATCATGGTCGCTAAGTGGAAAGGTACAGAGTATGAGCAGTATCTTCAACCACAAACGCTCTTCGGCAATAAGATGGACAATTATCTGAACCAGCCTATGCCAAAACGTTCTACAATTTTAACCAGTACGGTTGACGAAAGGCTAGGGTTTTAGATGAAACAGTTTAAACAATTCAGAACCAGAACAGTTCTTGATGATATCTGTGAAATCCATGGATGCCATCTTTGGTCTGTTAAAATCCCTGTCAAGGGCAAGGTTGAGGAAATCAATCAATGTCCCGAGTGCGAGAAAGAGAATATCCGACGCTTTGAAAAGCAGCTGAATATGGAGTCTGAAGTTAAAAGCAAGCTATCGGATACTTACGAGGTCTTTGCTCGAGATAGTATCGTTTCAAGCAAGCTGGCTAGCAAGTCGCTACATGACTATGAGATTCGAGTTGACATCGATGAAAATGCTATGAATTTTGTGAAGCGGTTGGAGCGTTGCTATGCGAAAGGTGAGACTGGCAATGCTATCATCACCGGGCCTTCTGGTGTTGGTAAGAGTCATCTGACCTATGGTTTTGCTCGGTTTCTCAATGAGCAATTTAAGTCTTATGATGAGCCGAAAAGCGTGCTCTTTGTGTCAGTTGTGATCTTGTTTGACAAGATTCGAGAAAGCTTTGAATTTGACAATGGTTTTTCAGAAGCAAAGATGGTCAAGCTACTGTCTGAGGTTGACTTCCTTTTCTTGGACGACCTCGGGAAAGAGAGTCGCAAGGCTGATACGAAGCGGAATGAGTGGGCGCATCAGATATTGTTCAAGATCCTGGATAATCGGACCAATACGATTATCAACACAAATTTGAGTAGTGAAGAAATCAAGGAGCTTTACTCGGACGATTTCGGGAATGGTGCTTTATCAAGTCGCATTTTTGAAGGGGCGACAGGCAGATGCTTTGTTTATCCATCTGGGATGAAGGATAGGAGGTATTGATGTTGAATCTTTACTTCGTCTACAATGGACACTGCAAGTTTTTTCTTGGAAGTTTTAACAATGTGGATGAACTTATCGAACGGATGAAAGACCATCAATGGGCTTTCTCATGTATTACCAGACCAAAATTCAAGAAACACATCGGAAAAGACGATGTACGTTTTGATTATGGTGCGATAGATTGCTACTATTTAGCGACTAAATCAACGTGCCGCGAACCACGTTAAAAGCGAGCTAGAATATGCGTCAGACTTGGACGAATGGCGTATAAAGAATTTGCTAGCTCTTGTGTCTTTGAGCCATGAGGTGCAAGAGCTGGATTTTTAGTAGTTTGGTTAAACCATGAAATACAACAAACAAATAATGATTGACGGATTGAAGAGGTCAATCGAGAAGACGGAAAAGGAAATCGAGGAGTATTCGAATCCGTGCAATAAACGAGTTGCACAAGGTCGTACCGCTCATCGTGAATTTTTGAAGAAAAAATTGAAGAAAATGAAAGCGCAGTTGGAGGAATTGGAATATGAATAAGCAGGAATTGTTTGAAGCAGTTATTGAGTTGCCAGTAGATTGCAGTGGCTCTAGGCCTAAGATTGATAAATTAACAACATTGGAATTGATAAGGTTATTAGACGAACCTGAAGCAGGTCACGCAGATGAAGCTCCACGCTACGTTAAGAACATACTAGCACGATTGCGAGAATTGCCATTGCATGATCGTGAAGTTTGGCTAAAGGCAATCATGGGTGAATTTGAACAGGATTTCAGCCATGCAAAATGGCGCGAGGGTTATGAGCAAGGTAAATTTGAGGGAGAATGGGTTGGTAATCAATTGAAAGATGCTGATAAGATTCGACAAGAATTGAATAAAGTCAGAGTACAGCAGTGTGTGGCGGATTGGATTGAGTATTGCAAAGACAGGAAAATTACTTTAGCTCACGCACTCTATCATTCTGAAGAAGCAAAAAACAAAAGCGTTTATCGTTGGCTCTTTGAAGAATCAGGTAGCCAAGAAAAATTCGCTCGAGCATGGCTTGACGGCTATGAGGTCGAGAAAGAGAAGCGGTATCGGGTTAAATTAAAAAGTAACTCAGAAGAAATTGATTATTTGGTAAATACAGAAAGGAATGGACTTCGTTTTTATAGTATGATTTATACGCAAAGAAGGGAACACACCCGCAAAGAACTAGAAGATGCTGGCTTTGGCTGGGTGTTCGATTGTCCTGGCGTGGAAGTTGAAGAGGTGGAGTGATGTTTGGAAGTGTAGTTGTAGATGTAATCACGAATGATGGTTTGGTTGAAGAATTTATAGATGTTGATGAAGTGGCCTATGTGGATTTTGAAAAGGAGTTAATACGTTTTAAAGCTCATGATGCTCTAATTCCACGTATGCTACAAGTAACTAGAAGTTCGTTACTTCGAGTTAAAATGGCTTTGTTTTATAAAAGTATATGAAAAATTTTTATGAGGAAGTAACGAAATGAAAAGAAAGAACTATATTATTTTTATCAGGCATTTTAAAAAAATAAAAGATTTAGTAGATTTTTATGAATACATTGCAGACTCAAGAATCTGTGCAAGTGCTATTTATTTATTTTTGATTATATGTTCACCTTTTATTGCTTTGCTATTCCCGATCGCATACATAGAGCATTGTTTTTATAAAAAAAGATTTATTAGACAATGCGTTGAATACGACTGGTGTTCAAAGGAATATCTTGAAGAGGTTATTGATATCGGAAAAGATGATATCAAGGAGGTGGAGTGATGTCATGTAGTGAAAATTTTAAAAAAGAAAAAGAATTGTCTGCTGCTATTTCAAATCTCAAGATAGAAGTCTTACAAAATGATGATAAATTGAGCAGTCAATCATTAAGCAACATCAAAAGGATAGCAAGGGATCTATATGAATGCCTAGTATGGTTGCAGTATAATGCGGAGGAGGCAGGTAGATGAGTTATGATTTGGAAATCTTAGGAAAAATAGAAAGTGGAGATTATATTTGCATAGATGAACCTGAAAATAGATCTCCGACTTACAATCTTGGAAGAATGTTTAGGGTTGCTATGGATTGGAATTTCAAACAAGGTACTATCTACAA